GACTTTATTTGATGATGAAACTAAAATGGCTGGAAGCTATCCATTGGATTATGATTTTAAAACTAACAAAGTGGTTTATTTAGTTGGAATGAGTGTTCCGCCTGTAATGACTGCACAAATAGCAAATCAAATTTATAAACAATGGTTATCAAAAATCTAATGGCTGCGGAGCAGACAAAGAGGGAGGGAAAATTTTTAATACTTTTTTCTATCCTGAACTTCAATCGAAGTACTTCCGCCCGCTTGCTACTAACGTTCCGCAGCTTGGCGAGGTGCGGGACTTTCAGCACGAAAGCTAAATTAGAATTACAAAACTTTAAATAAACAACAATATGTCAAACGAAGCAACAAACCCCGCATCTTGCCAAACTGCTGTTAGCGGTTCGGCTTTTTCAATCCACGATTTGAAGTGCGGAAACATTTTAAATTACGATACAGCAGAAGGAGAAATTTTGCCGACCGTAATTGACTGGCAAGACCTTAAATGGCTTGCCGAAGACCCGAAAGGTTTTAACCTTGTTTATTCGCCTGTTTATCTTAGCGGTGAATGGTTAGAAAAATTAGGTTTTGATAAAATACAAAATGAAGCTCATAAAGTACGAGTAGGTTTAGATGGAGATGATTTTGTTAAACACCAAATGACCTATATGTTTAATAATCAATTTGTCGCAAAAATTAAATATGTCCACGAATTGCAAAATTTACATTACTCTCTTACAGGCGAGATGCTGTCTTTAAGCTGACCGCTAACGTATCGATTGGCGAAATATCACACAATGCAAACAATTTCAATATCAAAGAACTATCATTTTATTTGGCAATTAGATTTTGCACATAATTATCAGTTCACAAAATGCAAAAAACTGTTCAATTTAAAGACTGGAAGAGAAATAAAAAAAACTGTTGTTTGTTCAACAATAGGATATAACATAAAAGGTAAATTTTACTCACTAAATAAATTGCGAAAATGTCTAAAGAAAATCGAAAAAGAAAAGCTACCGTTTTAAATCCGAAATGCTCAGGCAGATACCCAATGTACGCAAGTAAATACGGTAAAACAAAACGCATTTCAGTATCAATACCGAGCAAAAGAGAGAAAGAAATCAAGAAAGAAATAGACATTATTTTAGAGCCGTATAAAAACGTTATTTAGACTAATCCTAAATTTCTAAATAATGTTGCACAATTCAAAACTATTATTTATCTTTGAATAACAAAATTAAAATACAATCTAAACTTTAAACTTTAAACAATGATAACAATTAAAAACAACAATGGCTTATTCCTAATGCGTGATGGTTTCCAAAGTTTTTGCTACACAGAGGATGCAAACCTGGCAGAAAACTTTAGCACGATTGAAGAAGCTGAGAGAATTAAAAAGAAACTGATTAGCCATAAAGGATTGGTGATTGTCACACCTGAAACAGAAATTTTTTCATAGGTTTTTTATTAATGGTGAGGTTCGGGAATTATTCCCATAGTTCCCGAACTTTTTTAAAGCACAAGATGAAACAAAGTTGGAAGTTCACAAAACGTAAAGGCATGAGGTATCAGTTGTATTACGTGAATTACATGGGACTTTGGTTGATAATGGACACCTACTGCAAGGTAGAAATAATAAGAATGATACACGCTCTGGAAAGAGTAGAGAATAATTTGATTTTAAAATAAAAGATATGAAAACACAAAACTTTTTCGACAGGCACCCGATACAAAAATGGGATTTATGTAAAGACGACACCACTCAGGAATTATTTTTAGGGACACCTGAAAAGTGTGAACGATGGGCGAAAATAAAGGAACGTGAGGAAAATAAATTGAAACAAATTAAAATGATTAACCATGAATAGAATTACAGAAAACGAGTACAATAGCCTTGTAGATGATAACGAAGATGTTTCAGATGTAACAGGAAATGGCGATGGTAGCCTAATATGGACACTTGTAATTGCCTGTCTGTTTTGTGCAGTAGTTTGGTTCGCTGCAGGAAGCCTTATTATTCAACAACTTCAAAAGCTATTCAAATGAGCATGACGCATCCAACATTGGTATTTGAAGAAATCGGCACAGGAAAGATACTGTATAGCAAACTTACATCTTTTGCCGACTTCAAGAAAAAACAGATTTCACAACAAATGATACAAGGAGAACATAGGTATGTATGCTACTTGCAGATTGAATCAAGGATGAATTTATCCGATAACAAGTTTAACAAAAGAAGATATGAGAAAGCCGATAAATAACGATGATGTAATTAATGCATTACTTGTGGTGATTGTAGTTTGTGTTGGACTTTTGGCAATTGCATATTTTACAAGATAAGGAGGTGTTGGGTGCATTTCTTGCAGGTCGGGAGTTTTAATTAGGGGTTTACATTTCATGTTATCCCGACCTGCTCTTTTTGAAATTATTAATCACTTAAATAATCATGGACTTTTTTCAAACACTGGCAGATTTAATCCGACCACCAAAACAAGTGGACTGTGAAGAATGTGACGGAACAGGATTCGTGTGCTATTCATGCTGTGGTGACGACATAAAAGGAAATGATATTGACTTATGCCCTACTTGTTATGAGCATTGTGATTTAGAAGAAGAAATATGCGAATCATGTAACGGTACAGGAAAAATTCATACAAAATAATATGCAAACAATCCACTCAAAAGAACAAATCGAAACAATCATTCAAACGACAGTTTGTGTATTCCAAAAGATGTACGATGTAATTGAGGATGAAAAGAAGTTTTCGTGGATCGTAAAGGAAAGTCCTGATTGGGTGTATGATTACATTATTGAGTTATCATACGTGGATTACCTGACAGAGCCTTTAATTAAAGACAGTAACGATGAAAACATTGAACACAGACACACAACATCTATGGATTGTGACAATAAGGATAACGTACAAAAATTCATTACCGATTTACTCGTAAACCTTGAATGGATTTGCAATTTGCCGGTTCCTGAATTAAAAACAGAAGAAGATTTTATAACAACAGATAAATAAAAACATGGCAGAAACGAAATCAAAGCTACCGACCATTGCACAGCTATATGAGGACAACTTAGAAGTTGCATTTAAGAACGACCAATTTAATCAGTTACTTAATCTGCAACCGAAAGTCGATTGGATTAAAGAAAACAAGTACGCAGGAAACTCAAAATATATTCCGATAGGAGTTGTAGAAACTCTATTGCAAAAGCTATTCAAGAAAGTAAAAATTGAAGTGTTACGTGAGGGTGTAATGTTTAATGCAATCAGTGTAACAGTTCGTGTACACTATTGGGATGGTATTTCAAATGAATGGAATTTCCACGATGGAGTAGGCGCAGCGCAATTACAAACAAAACAAGGTTCAAGTCCTGCTGACTTAGCGAACATAAACAACAATGCCGTAATGATGGCTTTACCAATGGCTAAATCGTATGCTATCAAAGATGCGTGTGAGCATATCGGAAGATTATTCGGTAGAGATTTAAACCGTAAAGACTACATGGAGTTTGAATCGGATAAATCTATGAGTGTTGATAATGTGAATATCTCAAAAGAGAAAGCACGTATCACAAATTATATTACAGGATCTAAAACCTTACAAGAGTTGGAAGAAGTTAAAGATTATATTGAGAAATATGATTTAATGGAAATGTATTACGCTAAAAAAGAAGAATTAAAAAACAAAAAATAATATGGACTTATTTGAAACAATCAACAATACACCAACTATTGAAATAGCAACGGTACAAGATAAATTACTTATCCGTTGCAGTCAATTAGGACAACTTATGGGTAATCCAAAAACTAAGGCTGATAAAGAAGCTGGACTTTTATCCGAAACCGCTAAAACACTAATACGTTCTATGTGGCTTTACAATAAGTTTGGATATAAAGAAGATGTAATGACTGATGAAATGATGAAAGGACTTTTGGTAGAGCAAGATAGTATGGCATTAGTTCAGTCGGTACTCGGTGGTGAGTTTAGGGTAAAGAATGATGAACGAAAATCAAATGATTACATAATTGGTTCGTGCGATATTCCATTAAAGAAAGAAGATGTTATTGAGGACTTAAAATCAAGCTACAATCTTAGAACTTTTATGGATGCTGAATACAAACAAGGCGATAATTACTGGTGGCAGGGGATGGGTTATATGTGGCTATGGGGAAAGAAGAATTACAGAATAATATACACTATCGTTCCTACACCTGATAATTATATTTTGGAACAGAAAAAGAAGTTTTGGTACAAATTTAACTGTGATGAAACAAATGATGACTACATCAAAATATCTATGCAGATTGACAAGAATAACGAGTTGATAAAAGAGATTCCTGAAAAGCAAAGAGTAAAGGTTTTCGAGTTTAAGTACGATGAAGATTTTATTGAACGTGTGAAATTGCAACACGCTAAAGCTGTCGCTTATTACAAAACATTAAGTCTGTAAAATGGATATAGTAATACTACGGATTAACGGTGAAGATGTTAAGATAGCGATTGATTCCGTAAAGTCATTGCAAGAATCACAACAACGGAGTAAACGAATTGAAATATACAAAAGGGCATTATCTAAAATTTACAAACGACACCATTCTAATGCCTGAGCTACAATATAAATAGAAATTAAAAAATAGTCTATTAAATTATTAAACGAAAAATTAAAATAAACAATTATGGAATTTACCGGAAAAGTTGAACAAGTCCTACAGATGGAATCTGGCGAAGGCAAAAAAGGAACATGGAAAAAACAAGGAGTTATTTTCTTGCATGGAACTGACAAATACCCTAAGAAAACAAGAGTTGATTTCAGCGGTGATTTGGCTGATACAGTTTTCAAGGTAGGCGATGATATGAAGTTAGAAGTTGATACAGAAAGCCGTGAATACAATGGCAAATGGTACACAGATGTAAAGGCGTGGAAGATTAAGTAACGGCTCTGGGCTTGCGTTCGGCAAGGCTTGACACCACTGAACTAAATTTGAAACACTAATTTTTAATAATATGAACACAGAAAAAAGTTTATTAGAAGCAGATTTGTTTTATTAAACTATTTGTAGTATATTTGCGGTAAATAATATACTACAAAATTATGATAAAGGAAAAAGACATAGTAATTAGAGTTGACGAAAAACTTAAAAAACAAATTACAGAAAAAGCTAAATATCTTGGGTTATCTGTTTCGGCTTATGTAAGAATGATTTTAAAAAAAGGAGGTTGAAAATGTATAATGTCTGCGGAATTTACAAAATAACATCCCCTAATAAAAAAGTCTACATAGGTCAATCAAAAAATGTGCATCAAAGATTTATTAGATACAAAAGAGGTGATTGTAAGGGGCAAAAAAAACTATACAACTCTATAAATAAATACGGATGGATTAACCACACTTTTGAAATAGTTTTAGAATGTACAGAAGATAAACTTAATGAAATGGAAATCTTTTATATTGAACTATTCCAAACATTCAATACAAAATACGGACTTAATTTAAAGGGCGGAGGCTCTAATGGTATTCTTTCGGATGAAAGCAAATCTAAAATATCAAATTCTTTAAAAGGAAGACCAGTTTCGGAAGAAACAAGAGCAAAAATAAAAGCATCATTAACTGGGAAAAAACATTCAGATAAAACTAAAATAAAAATGAGTAAACCAAGAACAGAAGAACACAAAGCTAATATATCAGCAGGGAAAATTGGCAAAAAACACAACACATAAAAATATAAATTATGGAAAGCGATAAAATTGATTTAGATAAAAAAAGCCAGCCATCTTGTTTAGGTGCTGTTAGCTTCCAGTTATTCCAAGAATTATATGGAAGTTATGTTCAAATGGACGATAGATTTGAAACAGTGCATATTTGGAGCGAAGAACTTGCTTTAAGAAACAAAGGTAGATGGACACCGATGTTGATTAGTAAGGCTAAATACGAAGTCGAGAAGTTGCATTCTTGGAATAATTGAAGCTAACGTT